TGACGGCGAAAGCGGTGCTGCAGTACACCGGAAACCTTAAAGACGCCAGCGTTGAGGCGCTGACCAAGGGCATCGAGGCCTATGCCAAGGGCGAGATGGCGAGCAAGGGCATCGAGAACGTGATCCCTATGCCGCTTGGTATGACACTCACACCGCTGAGCCTCAAACTGGCGGATAGTCAGTTTTTAGAAGTCAAGCAGTACAGCGCGCTGCAGATCGCCGCCGCGTTCGGCGTGAAACCGAATCAGGTCGGCGATTATACAAAGAGCAGCTACGCCAGTGCAGAAGCACAGCAGCTTTCTTTCCTCGTTGATACGCTTTTATACAACATAAAGCAGTATGAAGAAGAATTAGGCTGGAAATTGCTGAGCGATGTCGAATATGGCGATGGCGTAGTCGTAAAGTTTAATACTTCTGTTCTGCTTAGAGCCGATCAGCAGACACAGATCACGACGCTGTCCACTGCGGTGAGCTCGTTCCTGATGTCGCCGAATGAGGCGCGCGAACGTCTCGACCTGCCGCATAAAGAGGGCGGCGATCAGCTGCTCGGAAACGGCGCAGCGATCCCGGTGCAATACGCCGGGGCACAGTACACAAACGGCCAGAGCGCCGGTGTAAATAACCAAGGAGAGGAGGAAAAAGCATGGATCGTAAACGAAATGAGGAAAATGCTGCAGGAGCTGCTGACATGATGTTCAAGGCCGCGGCCCTGAGTGCTCAGGAAGTGACGCCCGAGGAGCTGAAAGCGATCAACAAATACACGATTGAGCCGCTCACAGCTGATGAGGTCTTCACATTTTCCGCTGTGCTCTGTGATAACGAAATCGACCGCGATCATGAGCATTTTACACTCAAGGCACTGCAGCAGCTGAAAAAAATGTTTGTTGGCCGTACCGTGATAAAGGATCACGCCTACATGGCGGACAATCAGATCGCGCGGATCTATGGCACCGAGCTCGTGACGTCTGAGAAGATCCTCAGCTCCGGGGAGCCATACACCCAGTTAAAGGCGCACTGTTACATGGTCCGCACGGACAGCAACAAGGACCTCATAACAGAGATCAAGGCGGGCATTAAAAAAGAGGGCAGCGTGGGCTTCGCGCTCAGCTCCTACATCTGCAGCATCTGCGGAACCGACAACGCGAAAAACTACTGCAGACACTGGCCGGGCCGATCCTACGAAAAAGAGGGCGGCAAGGAAGTCTGCACGTTTAAGATGGCCGAGGTTAAGGACGCTTACGAGTTCTCACTCGTGCCGGTGCCTGCGCAGAGAGCCGCAGGCGTGAGCAAGTTTTTCGCCGGCAGCCTGATGCAGGAACCTGCAGAAGAGCCAGCCGAGGAAGTAAACGACGACAGAGAAAAGACCCTGCAGCTGCGCGCCAGACTTGCAGGAGTCATTTAAAACAGGAGGGGTTAAAAGGTTATGAACAAGAGAATGAGAGAGTTACAGGCTCAGATGACAGCAACACAGGAAGCAATCAAGGGCTTTATGGCCGACGGCGAGGGCAAGGATCTCGAAAAGGCGGCTGCAGAGCTCGACAAGCTCGACGAGTTAAAGAAAGAATACGAGATCGAAAAGAGAGCTGCAGAAGCTGCTAAGGAAACTTTCGAAGTGGAAAAGAAGCCAGAAGCAGCCGGCAAGGTTGACGGCTTTATACTCATGTCCAAGCTCATGAGACGCGGCACGCTCACAGAGAGAGAAAAGACTGCCCTGCTCACAGGTGAGGGCGCGCAGAACGGTGAAAATTATTTACTCCCTGAGGACGTACAGCTCGAAATTAATGAGTTCAGAAAGACTTATGTTTCTGCCAAGGACATTGTAACAGTAGAACACACGACAGCCCTCACAGGCTCCGTCAACTGGGAGGCAGGCGTGCCGTCCGGTCTGACTGACTTCGCGGACGGCGAAGCGATCGGCGAAGACGCAGGCCCAGAGTTCACACGTAAGACTTATACAATCGGCTGGAAAGGTAAATTAATTCCTGTGTCCAGAATCCTGCAGGGCGCGGAAAGGGCTGGTCTCATGGGTTACCTTGATAGATGGTTTGTCAAGAATGCGATCATCTCCGAAAATGCTGACATTTTCGCACAGTTAAAGACAGGCTACAAGGGGGGCACACCGAAAGCAGTCGCAGGCTGGAAAGCTCTCAAGAAGTCCATTAATGTGGATCTTGACCCTGCTGCACTGATCGGCGGTTTCATCGTAACAAACCAGAGCGGCTTCGCATGCCTCGACGAGGAAACGGACGAAAACGGTCGCCCTATCCTGCAGCAGAACCCTGCGAACGCGACAGAAAAGGTCTTTCAGGGTATGGCGGTAAAGGTCTTCCCTGACTCTATCCTGCCAAACATCGACGCGACTCACTTCCCTATCTTCTACGGCAACACAAAGGCCGGCTGTATCTTTAAGGAGTATAAGGCGCTCGAGTTCGCAGTATCTGAACACTTCTATTTTAATAAAAACCAGACATGCCTCAGAGTCATCGAGGGCTATGACGTCATGGAGGGTGACACAACTGCCTACATTTACGGCAGCTTAACAGCTACACCAGCAGCGTAGAATTGACGGGGGCGGCTCTGCCGCCTCCCCTGTTTTGAACTCGGAAAGGGGGCGACAAACATGGATAGAGGAACGACCCCGAAGTTATATTTTGATCTCCCTTTTGATACTGGCATCCTCGCGGAGGCGTTTGTTACATTTGCTCAAAACGGCAGGGTGGTGCTCGATAAGGCGTTGAAAGATTGCATGTGTTCGGAAAGAACGCTGATGATTCACCTCTCACAGGCGGACACATTAAAATTTGACTGTCGCTGTAAGGCTGAGATCCAGCTGAGAGCACGGACAATGGAGGGCGATGCACTGGACTCCGAAATATTCATCGTCAACGTCGGCAGGATTCTAAAAGAGGGTGAAATCTGATGCGTTTTGATGTGAAATTTCGAGAGCTCGGCGCTCGTTTTACTCCTGTTTTCCGTGATCTGCAGGTCGTGACGGTTCGGCCCGACGTCGAATATTACGAGGGCGCTTATAATGTAACGCCTAAAACGAGCGCGCAGACGCTGCCCACAAAAGAAAAATATCTGACCGACGATGTAAACGTCGAGGCTATCCCGATTTATGAGACAAGCAACAGCTCAGGTGGAACAACTGTATACATAGCACAGGTAAAAAAGGACTAAAATGGAGGCCAACCCATGGGGAAATCCAAAATCGTATTTGACGGTGAGGTTCTCATCGACTTAACAGCAGACACATTAAAGGCAGATAAACTGTTAAAAGGATATACCGCACACGGCGCAGATGGCGAGCCAATCACGGGGTCGTGCACGTTTGACGCGGATACTCAGGACGCGACAGCAACAGCGGCGGAGATCCTGAAAGATAAAACGGCATATAACAAAGGTGTAAAAGTTACAGGCACAATGCCGAATAACGGCGCAGTAAGCGGAAAGATTAGCAAGAAAGACGAAGCGTATAACGTGCCACAGGGCTTTCATGATGGTTCTGGGAAAGTTGGAATCGACAGCACCGAACAGGCGAAGCTTATTCCTGCAAACATCCGCGACGGTATCACGATCTTAGGCGTAGCGGGAACAATGTCGGGCACAGAGGGCGCAAAAGCTCAAGCGAAAGAAGTGACACCGTCAGCAAGCGCGCAGACTGTCCTGCCTGACTCAGGATATAACTATCTTTCTCAAGTTACTGTTAAAGCCATCCCATACGTGGAAAGCAATAACAGCGCGGGTGGCATCACGGTAACGATCGGTTAAGGGGTGAGGATATGGCAGGAGTAAATCAAGTTTTTCTCGGCGCTGTGAAAATTATGGATATTTCGGACAGTACCGTAACGCCTGAGACTCTGGGCGAGGGTGCAACCGCCTATGATAAAACAGGCGAAAAGATTACAGGCGTGAATCCGTATGAATTGACGGCTACAAATGCAGAAGTATCTGAACAGACCGACCTCATCACTCGGATTAAAACGGCTTTAGAGGGCAAAGCATCAGGCGGCGGTTCAGGCGACGGAAGTGTTGATACCTGTACTGTGACGATAAAACGTGTATGGGGCGGCAGTGAAGACCCCGCACAATGTCAATTATTTATTGCTTACTACGAAATTTTATCTGATGGGGGCATAGAACATAAATACGCAAATTTTTATGATATATACGGCGAAGTTCCAGAACATAGTATCACATTTTCATGTTATAAAAATGTTCCCGTAACAATAATCGAACGATCTATATCAGAACAGTATGATTCTGTGGCAATATCAGTACAGGGTGGGGTTTGCGACGTACCGTCTAAAAATGAATGGTCTGACAATTGGAATGAGGTTAACGGGCGTATATTTTGTTTTGTTCCAGCTGATGACATAGCGTCTATAACATTTACATGCCCGTAAAGGACGCTTTTACAGTGTCCTTATCTAACAAAACGAGGTGAAACAATGGCGACAAATTTAGAACAAAACACGGCAGGATTAGAGGAGATTCTCGCTGCAGTCAATAGTTTGCCCGAAGCTGATTCGGGCGGTGGTTATAAAGTCGCTGTCGGGACTTGTACATTATATTCAAAAGTAACACTCGACTTTAAGCCTGTGCTTGTGTGTGTGACAGGAAACTCAACATCAAAGACCAGTACTCCGACAAATGTGTCGTGCGTTAACGGTGTTTTTAACGGTGTTTCTTATTCGAGCGCGCTCAGAGCCCAAGTAATGAGTTCAAATCTAACCTTTAGTTCAATTGGTAGCGAGATCTCACTTGAGGATGATGGCTTCAAATACTCTACTACAGTAGGTGGCGGACTGTCATCATACATCTACGTCGCAATCGGTCAATAACAGCATACATAAAGGACACTTTTACAGTGTCCTTTTTTAATTCTACTAAGGAGGTGAGCCTGTGGCGGTATCACTTGAGGACGCCCGTGCCTATAGGGGTATAGACTACCCGGACGACCTGACGGACATCCGCATCATGCGCGCCCTGTCTGCAGCCCGTGCGACGCTGCTCGGCGCTGTGGGCGAGGATCTCGAGGCTTTCCTGCCCGACGATCCCCGCGCGGATGAGCTTATTTTGATCTACTTTGATGACCTGTATGAGCAGCGCGGTGTGACGGCTAAGGTCTCAGGGGCCACCCGTCGCGTCGTGTTTGACATGGAGCAGCAGCTCAAAATGGAGCTCAGGCGGGCAAAGGAGGCGACGCTGTGAGTTATATCCCGGTTACGATCCAGCACAGAGACCC